TGTATATCTAACCTAAAAGTCCCTAATTTCCAACTAGTATCTACTGCAGTATTGGATATTGTAAGAGCTATAGCTCTTGCTCTAGCTCGTGTATCTACTTTATCTGTTGTGCTTGTTACAGTAAATGGACCTAATGATGAGCTCGATGCTGTGTTATTAGAATAGTTTCTTAAATCTAATTGTATAATAGCATTACCTTGTTGTGATATAAAATCAGGTATAATTCTACTAACTCTCATAATGTTTTCACCATCACCTCTAAGATCACCTAAATTAGTTGCAGCTCCTCTTACAACTTTTTGTGTAATATCATAATCACCTGATGTAATATTTGCTGGAATTGCAACAGCAGCGGTCGCTGCTTCTTGTTGATTGACTCCTGTTTCATGTTCAAAATAAATTGTTGTACCATCCGTGTTACCAACAACATCAAATGACGCGTCATCACCTGCATTATATTTAGTTCCGTGAGGTAATCCAAATACAGATGAATCTTCCCAAGTTGTTCTAGGAAATAAACTATTTGCATTTGTAAACCATATAGGTCTTTTTGCAGTTGAATCTAAATAACTATATGTAACTGCTCTATTAACTACATTAGATGTAGCTGTTGGATAGAACCAAGTAATCTCACCAAACAAGTTATTAATACCTGCGTAAACTAACATGTTAGATGTAGTGTTTAAATCATCGTAAACATAATCTTCAACTAAACAGTCCATAGATTCTAGTTTACCAGTGTATCTAAAGAAACCATTTTCTGACATCCAGTATGCAGCACCATCAACTTCAACAGCTGCATTCATACCTATCAATCCACAGTTGTTACCAACTTGTTCATATGCAAATGTAAAAGGAGTTCCAACAAAACGCATAGTAAATAGAGATGTATCGGTCCAAATATAAATTGCATTCCTACCAAGTTTAGCACCAATGATCCGTGATCCGGCGGCCAGTCTTTGTGTACCAGCACTATTCTCCGCTGTAGGTGTGTAGTCATTTATATTTTCTTGAGACGAGAATCTTATAAACATATCGTCTTGTGTAGCTTTATTTCCAATAGTTGTTTCTGTACCAAAAAATACTAAGTGACGGTCAGGAGTTGACACTAACATATCACGTGACGCTGTTGGTGCTCCAGCTATAATAGTTGCTCTAGTTGCCGTTGCATTTGATGCATCACCATCCCATTCAAAACATTCTCCGTTATGTATTAATGCTATAAGTGTTGAACCTAAATTATCCAAAGACCATAGACCAGGATCTGTTACTGAGTCAGTGTTGGCTGCAGCTGATCCCCAACCCGTCCAGCTAGAGGTGTTAGTTACTGTTGCACCCGTGCTGTGTGCTGCTCGAGTTGATCCTCTTGCTGCTCTTGTTATACCTGTTAAATTATTTCCTGATACTCCTGTGTATGAAATTTCTTCTGTGCCTACTTGAATGTAATTAGTCCCTGATGTTGGAAAACCAGTTGTACTTGTTAATGTAATACTTGTTCCTGTTCCACCTGTACCGTTTGCATCATCTAATAAGGCTCCGTTTAATGTAGTTGTAATTGATCCTAAAATGTTACCACCCCACAATGATATACCCCAACCAAAAGCTCCTATCTGTTCAGCAGGTCCTACATGATAGTATTGATAATAAGTAATCCCTCCAGATGTGGTTGCTCCTGATCCTGTTTCATTAGAAGGCATTGTAATAGTAATTGTAGAAGTAGTTGGTACGCTTGTTACCATAAATTTTTTATCAGCAAAATCTGTGGCTGTGAAATTAGAATTAGTAATAGTGCTAAAAGTTGTTGCATCACCAAATAATATAATATCTCCTGGCACAAAATTATGTGAGCCAGCAAAAGTTATAGTTACGGTCGGTGATCCGTTAGTCGTGCTAAATGCATTGCTAATAGCTGTGCCGGATGGATTAGTTAGAGGGTGTATGTCATAGTATACTCCACCAGAATATACATACAAAATTCTATTAGTTCCTATAGCTGCAAATTTTGTAGATTCTTTGTTAACAAAATGATGTAAACCTCTTGCTGCACCTGTAAGTTTTGATTCTCCTAATTGATTCCAACCACCTATTTTTTCAGGTGTACCATATCTAAAACGAACATTTTCTCCATCTGTCCATTGAGACTCAGCACCTGTAGATGTAACCTGTTTATTGAACCCTGGTAGGAATCCTAATTTTTGTAACATATAACCTCATTATAATACTATTTAACAAATGATGGTAGACCCAACATAGGTCTTCCGTCAAATCTATTTTTGTCAGCAAATGGGCCATTTACATGATTATAATGTAGAAATACTTGACCACAAATGTTCCCGTCAAAAGGCTCTCGCCAATGTTCGAGTTCACATCCACTATATACTAGCATATCTCCGACTTCAAGTAAGACTTTAGTTCCTTCTGGAGCGTTTGGTTTATGTATTTTTTTATCTTCATCTATAACAGTATCTGCACCTGTACCATCTATAAAGATAGGCCAAGGATCACCTCCTAGGTTTATGGTAGTAGATATCTCACAACTAGGTCTATCTTTATGTCTTTTTAATTCGTCTCCATGCTTATATAATCTAGCGTAGGAATAAGTAGGACATAGATCTAGACCGGTTTCTTTTTGCATTACCGGTAATACTTTAACAAGTAAGGTTTCCATTACAGGGTCAGCATAATGAGAGTAAGTGTTTGGAATTTGAGTATCTCCCCATGTTCCAAACATTCCTGTATCATATATAATATTGTTTTGATACATGAATTTAGCTGCATCACGTTTAAGAAGAAAATAATTAAATACGAAATTAGCTAACTCGTAGCTTACTGCATTTTTTATTACTTGATATTTATTGAAAGCCATCTTGTATAAAATTAAAACTTACTGATATCCTTATATCATTTGTTTTGTTAGGTTCAACACAATGCCATAACCATGCAGGAAACATTATAATTCTACCTGGTATAGGTTCTATATGTGCTTCTCTCCATAAATGTTTTGGTGGTTGTCCTGGTTTTCTTGTAGGCATCATTGTTTGAATACCTGGTCTTGGGTCATTAACAACTAACTCTCCAGATTCTTTATTACCTTTTACATAATACACACCACTAAATAAACAATTAGGGTGTATGTGTGGTCTGTTATACCCACCAGGATAATTTATGTTAGCCCACATATTACCTAATTTTGGTCTACGGTCTAACCATTCTTCTTGATATATTTCTTCTTGCATTTTACATAGTTCAGAAACTAATTGTGAGTATTCTTGTTTGGTGTGCATATCGGTTGTAGAGTGCCAACCATTCATGTTTGTTTTTTTAACACCTTGGTCTTGTTTACTCCAATTTATAATATGGTTTGCTAAAGTATTATTATCTAATTGTGTGTCTTTACCATATATTGTTGTTGGAAAAAATTGTTCTTTAATCATAATAGTTAAAATTTATTATATATCTAAAATCAACATTTTTTGAAGTAACTGCTCGATGAGCAATATTTGAATCAAAAATTACAATCTTATTCTCATTAGCTTTAACAAATGTAACAACATCATTAATTTTAAATTCTGTTCCTCCATCACAAGTATTTAAATACAATATTGCAGTCTTGCATTTAAAATTATTGTCTGTGTGAAAATCACTTTTATTAAAAAAAACAGAGGGAAATAAATTAGCTCTTATTTCTACAACAGCTTTTGAATTAAGTTTATTTAAAATAGGCACTATATATGTAAAATAAGAATTACACATTACTATATTATTATGAAAAAAAGAATGACAAAAATAACCTAAATTATTTTCTGTGTTTGTAACCATTGATTTTCTTTTAAACCAAGAAAAATCAGATTCTATAATAACTTTTTGTAGCTCTTTAAAAAAGTTTTTGTCTAAAAAATTTTCAATTGTTTGTACACTCATATTATCTAAAAGGTTTTCCTCCAAACCAAACAACAAGTGATTGTCTCATTCCTCTAGTTACTGGATTAACTCTATGGTTTAAAAATGATGCAAATATAATTGCATGTCCTTGTTTAAGTTCTGCAAACTTACCTGGTGCCATTAATTCTAAATCCCCACCCTCAAACTCTGATGGATCATTCAATAATAATGTCATTGATATTTTTCTAACAGGTGGTTCGTGTGCACCTACAACATCAGTGTCCATATGCCAATCATAAAATCCACCTTCTGGA